TTAAACCATCAGTGCCAACTGGAAATAATATTGAAAAATTTATGTACACTAAATTTATTAAAGAACTTCGTGATTTTTATAATGAGTGGTGGGTAGATGTATCAAAAGATTCTGATTTTGGAATGATTATTTGCGTTAAAGGAAAAATCTTTGAACATAGTGCTGCAGATATGTCTTTAACACAATATACTGGAGATTATTTAGTAATGGGATCTGGAATGCAATATGCATTGGGACATTTACACGCTACAGAAAATCAAAAAGATGCTCGTAAAAGATCTATCAATGCAGTTCAATCTGCTATTAAATTTTCTACATCATGTCTCGGCCCAATTGATACAGTTAGTATTTAAGGATATATATGTCTATAGATAAAACAGAAGAATTAGAATTTGATATATGGCTTAATAATGGAATTGATCGGGGATGGATAACAGAACCATTTTGTAATACGCATGATGGAGATCCTTATATGACCCCAGAAGAAGCACAGGAGTGGGACGAAGGTGGAGATCCATGCCAAGTAGTGTTCAAGATATTGGAATGATAAAAATACAATGCCTCTTTAGCATAGTGGCAGTGCTTCCGCCTTGTAAGCGGATGGCGCAGGTTCGATTCCTGCAAGAGGCTCAATATGCCTAGTCATGACGTACTTAATAATATAGCAGGATCAACTTTTTGGATAAATTCTGCAAATATGGATTTTTATGAAATTCAAAGAACTTCAAATGTTCCCTCACGATGGTTAAATATTGAAGGAGTTTTAAAAAGTAAATATAAAAAAAATATAGTAAAACCTATTAATGAATATTCTATCAACTTTGGATTAAGACCAAAACTAATTATAGAAAATGATTATGTTGTTTTAAGGCAGCATACGCATGCAGATATATGGGTTGAAAGAAAAGGTGTTCAAAATATTTATGCAATAGATAAAACTTGGCTAAGACAATTTTATCCATCAGACAAAGTTTTAGAAAATAGAAATGATTGCTATTTAGCACAATATAAAATGTATACGCAATGGATTATTGATGAAAGTATTGATGTTGAAATTAGAAATATACCTGATTCTCCATTTTTTATTTTTCAAGAAACAATTAAATTTGATAAAATAAATACAAAATTAAATAATATTTATCCAAAGTGGATATACTTTTTAATTAAAAAACAAGAATCAATGTTAAAAGATAAATTTTTTATTATTGAAAACAACACTCCAGCATTTGATATTATTATTAAAGATAAAAATATTATAGAAAAAATTATAAAGGAATATAATGAAAAATAAAAAAATAATTTTTGTTGCAAGTGGAGGTAATCCTGAATCCACTAAAAGATTATCTCCTCCAGTAGAGGCTATAAAGTGCCTTCCAGATTGGTATAAAGATCTATCTCCATATGGAGGATCAAGTAATAAATTAAAAGATTTATCGCCAGTTAACGATAGAGGATCAGATGGAAGCAATGTATCTACAAAACTTTGTTTACCCTTTTTTGACGCAATGACAATGGGATACATGTATTGTTTAGAGGAAGACTTACTGGTAGAATTAGATAAAGATGGGATACCTTCTCTTTCATGGAATAGCGGAATAACTTTAGTAGACAAAAGACCATTTGTAGATTTAGCCATTCCGTTAGAATGTCATCCTATCCATTTTGGTGTAAAAATGAATTGGTATTATGAAACCCCTAAAGGGTATTCTATTTTAATTACTCATCCATTTAATAGATATGATTTACCCTTTTATACTTCGTCTGCCGTTGTTGATTCAGATATTTGGGGTCTTCCCGCATTTATTCCAATCTTTATAAAAAAGAATTTTTTTGGAATTATTCCAAAAGGAACTCCTATATGCCAGATGATACCAATAAAAAGGGAACCTTGGCAAAAAGAGGTTGTCATTGATGAAAAAGAATATGCAAAAAAGAATATATCTGAAGAGAAAAGAAGGACAAATATAACTGGTTACTATAAAAAAAATATATGGCAAAAAAAGACGTATTTGTGATATACTTATTAGAAATAGAAAGGGTTTATTGTGAAAAAAGAGCATAAATTTTTTGAAAAATTTTTAGATAACGATCTTGATAAATTAAAAGGTTTTTTGCTTAAAACCTATGATCAAATCAAAAATGAAGAAATTAAAGGAATAACTCCATTAGATGCTAAGTTAGATAACTTTGTTGACTCTCAAAGTATCTCTACCATAAAATGGAGAGATTACAATGTTTTTCAATTTTATAATCCAGAAATTTATAATGTATATACAGGTCTTTCTGAATTAATTAAAGAGGCTTGTGAATACTATGATATTGATTTTAACAAACAAAAGTTTATGGTTCAAGGTTGGTTTAACGTTAACTTTACAAAAAAAGGAAAGTTAGATTGGCATGATCATGGACCATTCCCAGCACCTCGTTTTCATGGGTACTATTCAATCAATGCAGAACCATCAACAACACATTATATTGTTCATGGAAAAAATGTTGATAACCATAATGTAAATAATAGAATGATTGTTTCTGAAATGGGTCATAGACATGCTATGGCAGATTGGGATTGGGAAGGACCAAGAATTACATTGGCGTATGATATTGTTCCATTATCAGATCTTGTTCAAGATAAGCCAAATAAAACTCTTGTTCAGCAACACTGGATTCCATTGCTATAGTGAAAGAAACTATTGGAATTTTTATTCATTCATATAAGAATAAAAATTTAAAATTAATTATTGATAATATTGCAAAAAAATCTAGTGGCAATTTAACATTAAGATTTCTTGTTTATGATCAGTCAAATTTAAATAGGGAAAAAATTTTTTATAGTAACCATAATGTCAAGTATAACCATATAATGTGGGATGACCATGTAGGGGTTCCACATTATAGACATATGTTTTTAAAAAGTAATTATGATTATTTTTTAGAAGTAAGCGAGCATATAGAATTAATAGATAATTGGGATATGATTTTAATAAATTTTTTAAAATTAAAAAATAATTTAATTATATCTGGTAAAGGAAAAACTAATTTATCTATAAATAATTTTTTAATAAATAAAAATGAAGAAATTTCAAATAATTTTTATTTAAATAATTGGGTAGATATGAATTTTATTTTTTTAAATAAAGAACATATTAGGTTTTTGTCTATTTTAAATAATTTAAAATATTATGGACAAGACATTTTACTTTCAACAGAATTAATGATAAATGGTATTGACATATACTCATGTCCATCTAATTTTTATTTAATCTCTAAAGTAAATAACTTGGAAGATTCTTTTTGTTCATATGATTTATACCATAACTATAATGAGTCAATTAATTATTTAAAGAAAAATAAAAATAAATTAAATAATTTTGAAAAATATAAAAATATTAATATATCAGATATAAAATGCTTACCATTCAATAATGTTGGAGTGTCATATAAAAACACTACCTCCAACTTAGATACAGAAACTGCTAGATATTTTCCTGGTTTTGATTCAATTAAAATGAAAATACAATTATAATGAATAATTTTGAAATTTTAGATCTAGGACTGGTTTATTATAAAAATGCAATTATTGATCCAGAAAAAATAATTAAAGAGGTTGAAGATTTAGATAAAAAAATATTAAATAATAAAAATAAAATTATTAAAACTATTGCTAAACCTTGGTCTTCTTGGAACTATGAGGAACAATTTTTTTGTTGGCAGAAATTTTTTATACCACAAGAACAAATAAATAAAGATGATTTTTTTTATGATGAAATTTACAGCATTTCAAAAAAATTATTTTCCCCATTAGACGAATATCTTTCTAATTATAGAACTCTCTATCCATTTTTAAATGTTAAATCGAGAGATGATTCAATGCATTTACTTAAGTATGAAAAATCTGGATATCTGCCAGCACACCAAGATCATGGAGTAAGTACTAGGACTCTTTCCGTTTTGATGTATTTAAATGATGATTATGAAGGTGGTAATTTAGTTTTTAAAAATTCAAACTTATCATTTAAACCAGAGGCTGGAAGTATATTGTTTTTCCCATCAAATTTTTTATATGTTCATGAAGTTGAAGAAATAACAGATGGCATAAAATATTCTTTACCAAATTGGTATCACAATGTTCCCAAAGAAAAAAGATATTTTTCTACAGGGGAGGAATAGGATTATGATTAACTTGCCTATAAAAGATAAACCAATTATTATTAATAATTTTATTAGTGAAGAAGACGCTAATGTTTTAATATCTGAAATTAATAATCCTTCAGAAATAAATCCTTATCCAGAGTATTATAAGAATAGGTATGGTGGAACAGCATTTCCATATAATAAAACTACAATGAGTATTTTAAAAAAATATGCTTTAAAAGCAAATTTAATTCATCAAAAATTAAATCCCAATGAAACAAATCAAATTAAATGCTTTAAAGCCTTTGGGTCAGTATGGAATATTGGAAGTTCCGGAGGTGTTCATATTGATGATCAGGATCCAGAAAAATTTATTGAGTATAGTTCTGTAATTTATTTAAATGATGATTTTGTAGGAGGAAAAATTTTTTTCCCTCTTTTAGAATTTGAATACAAGCCAAAGAAATATAGTGCTGTATTTTTTATTAGTGACGGAGAAAAATGGAAACATGGAATTACTCCAATTGAAGATGGAAAGAGATATACTTTATTGTTAATGCATACCACGCAAGATCAATATGTAGATCCAGACTTAGAATAAGGAGATGTCATTATGAAAAAAAAATATTTAATGCAACCAATATTAGAAAATTCTAAATCTCGCGCTTTATTTTTTAATAAAATTGATAATCAAGTTAGAACTAAAGAAGAAGAGTTTTTAATAGATTCTGAACAGTTAAATAAAGAATATAATCAAGATGATACTGTTAGGTATTACTTTAATTCTTTAGGTTTTCGTTCAGATGAATTTATAAAAAATCATAATGGAAAACACATATTGTTTGCTGGTTGTTCAGAAACAGAGGGTTATGGAGGTAATTTAGAATCTAGTTGGCCATATATGGTCTATGGTGAACTTTGTAAAAAAGAAAAAATTTCTGGATTTTTTAATTTATCAAAAGCAGGTTGGGGTCATGAAGTTATTATATCAAATATAATGGCATACATTAATAATTATGGTAAGCCAGATGCAATATATATTCTTTTACCAAATATGGGAAGAATTTATCAATGGGAAGATAGTAGTGACGATAAAGAACATTATTTTTATAAATATTTTTTTGCAGATACAGTAAAAGAAAAAGATCAGGAAAGGGGACCCAATGCACGATACTTAATTAGAAAATTAACAGTAGAAGAACAAAGAAATGTTTTTGCAACATTTACAATTTTAATGAAACTGTTTGAAGATTATTGTATTTCTAATAATATAGAATTATTTTGGTCTACTTGGGATTATTCTGATGCTATAAATTATAGTAATGTTAATATTTTTAAAAAATTTATAAAATTTATTAGTCAGAAAGAGTTTATTACAAAAAATCAAAAATTTTTTATTAATGAAATAAAAACTAACAAAAATTGGAATTTTAAAAGAGATGGACATCATGGATATTTTTACCATTATTCGTGGGCACAGCAATTTTTAGGTAAAATTGACACAAAAGATTATTAATGATATAATATATAAGACAAACAAAGGAGAGTCAAATGGCAGAAAAAGGTACAGTGGAGGCGATCATTGAAATCGCTAAAAAAGAAGTTGGAACCATTGAGGGTCCAAAAGATAATGAAACAAAGTATGGTAAATGGACAGGTGCAAACTTCCAACCTTGGTGCCAGTCTTTTGTTTCTTGGTCTGCATTCACATCAGGTTTAGATCCAAAGAAATATCCAAAGTCTGCTTCAACAGTAGCAGCATCAGATTGGTTTAAGAAGAATAAACGATGGGCAGATGCTCGTAACGATGACCCAACACCTGGAGACTGGATCTATTTTGATTTCCCAGATGATGGAGTAAATCGTATTTCTCACGTAGGTTTATGTATTAAAAACAATGGCGATGGAACTATTCAAACCATTGAAGGAAATACTGCTGGATCTGCTAAGGGAGATCAACGCAATGGCGGAATGTGTGCCGAAAAAACAAGAGCATATGTAAAAGATAATAAAAAGAAACTAGTCAATACTATTGTTGGTTGGGGTCGTCCAATTTATAAAGGTGAAGAAGCAACTCCACTTGAAGTAAAACTAGAACGTCCAGTAGCAAAAAAGGTTGCAAAGAAGACAGCAAAGTAATGTCATTTAAGGCTAAGACTAAAATTGGTTTTAATCATATGATCCTGCGTGATGGATATATCGTTGCATTGAATAAAGACGGTACTGAACGATATAGAAAAGATAGAATTACTGGAGAACCAGTTAAAACAAAAGGACAAAAGTGAAATCAAAAAATGTCTTAGCCTTATTATTAATTAGTTTTATCTTTACAAATACAGCCTACGCTTCAACTGGAAGCGCTGTTTCATATAAGTCTATAGATGATGCTATTAAAGTACTTAAAGTTGCCCCAGAATCGCGCACAGGCTACGTAAGAACTAAGTTTAAGCATTGGGTTAGCGTTGGAAATGGTTGTGATTCACGCAAAGCAGTAATCATTTCAGAAGCAACCGTCAAACCAGTTGTTGAAAAAGGCTGTGTAATTAAAGGCGGAGAATGGCTTAGTGTTTATGACAGTGTAAAAGTAACTGATGCTGGAAAATTAGATGTAGACCATATGGTTCCCCTTGCAGAAGCCTGGGATTCTGGAGCCTCTGCATGGGATGATAAAAAACGTGAACTATATGCAAATGATCAAACAGATGCACGACATTTAATTGCTGTAACGGGAGCCTCTAATCGCTCTAAATCAGACAGAGATCCTGCTGAGTGGATGCCAACAAATGAAAAATATAAATGTCAATACATTATGAATTGGGTATCTATTAAAGTTAGATGGTCTTTATTTGTAGATGAAAAAGAATTGCTGGCAATTAAATCTATTAAATGCCCTAAACTAAAAATAACAATACCATCACTTTAGGATTAAATTATGCCAAAATATGAATACCTATGTAATAGTTGTGCAATAAACATCACTAAAGAAAGATCTATCTTAGAAGATGAGCCTAAATATTTTTGTGAAAAATGCAACGGTGTCCTGACTAGACAATACACTTCATTTGGTGTACAATTTAATAGTAAGGGTTTTTATTCCACCGACAATAAGAAGGTATAATATGAATAGAATGACTGAGCAAACCGCTGAACGCAAATGGCTTCTTACACCTTTAGATAGGTGTGATTCTTGTCTAGCACAGGCATACGTGTCTGTAACTGGAGTAAATGGCGAACTAATGTTTTGTAGCCATCATTACAATAAAATTATGAATGACCCAGTTGGAAAAGAAAAAATGATGGCATATGCATACTCTTTCTTAGATGAAAGAGAAAGGCTTATTGAAAATAGGCTACAAGGCGAATCGTATCAGTAATGTTCATTCAAGATGACAGTTTTTTAACATATGAAGAACAGGTTGGTTTTGCTAACCAAATTTTTTCAAACTATCAGCCAAACTGGAAGGTTTGGAGAGCCCTAGAAATAATGAATATTCCAGGGCAAAGAGAAAAACTACCAAAGTCATTAGTACTAGCAACACCTGATTCCTATAATACATTTCAAGTTGTGCAAGATTTAAATAATAATGAATATGAATATGTATTTAGTAAATTTTGTGATAAACATAATATCAAACCTAAAACTATAATTAGGGCTAGAATAAATATTTTAACTAAGTCTGATTATGATAACTATAATTATCCACATGTTGATAATGCAATTCCCCATGATGTGTTCCTGTATTACTTTAATTCTGCAGATGGAAATACCGTTATCTTTGATAAAAAACTTGGAGATGATATTTCTAATCCTAAAGATTTACCAGTTCTACATTCTGTAGAACCTAAAATGGGTACTGCAATAAAATTTGACGGTAGATATTACCATTCATCTACATCACCAAAAGAATCACAAATTAGATGTATTCTTAACATTGACTATAGGGAGTAAAAATGAAAGAAGAAGATCTTATCTTTATAGATTTAGTTGAACAAGGTGCAATTGAGTATGCTGGTTTAAATGAAGAAGGTGAAGCAATTTATAACTTTACCGACAAATTAAAAGACATTAATCCAGATCTATTTGACATACATCAAACACAATTAAACCGTGAGGTAATGTTTTTGTGGGAACAAGGATTTTTAATAATTGATTTATTGCAAGATAATCCAGACGTTGGGCTAACAGAAAAGGCTTTTGATGAAAATGCTATTTCTTGGTTGGACGATATTTATAAGACAGTTTTGAATGAAATCAAAAGAATTTTATCGCAACAGTGATACAATAGATACATGAATCAAATTGTTCTTTTATTGTTGACAATTTATGGCATTTGGGCTATACTTTATACAGTAAAGAAACAAGAAAAAAAAGTTTTACCAAAAATTAAATATAGTCAGACTAGGATTCACAGTATTATTTCTAGCCTTTTGCCAGAAGGTATAGAGATAAAACGTGTATCTCAAACTACAAAACTGAAAGAAAAAAATACCTTTCGTGTTTTGGTTGTTGGCCCAACTGCTTACTGGGTAAATAACAATGTGTTTTATCAAGCAAATGTAGAAGAAGGAGAAGTCGATAGGGAAAATGCAAGACCAATTGACTTTACAAATATGGACAATAAAGAAGTAGCAAAGATGTTAGACATACTAGATCACCTAAAGAATGGAAAAAGAAATGAAGGTCGTAGTACAGGGAACCAATGAGTTCGATGAGTATTCTGTTTTCCTTCGTTCTATGGGTGTAATGATGTCTGGTTTAAAAGAAACTGATCATGAGTTTATTGTATATTCATTAGGACCATCAAATGTAAATGATTTTGCTTCTGAGTTTTGCAATGTTTCAGAACGAAATCTAAAGGCTAGAGGAATCAAAGTTAAGTTTATCAAGGTTCACTATACATGGGTCGAAGAAAATTTACATGAGATTGATTACTTTTCCTATTTATCAAAACCAAACCAGGCACTATCAAATGTAGCAAAACTTGCACAAGCGCAAGATTTTGAATTTGGAACATTCCAATACTAAGGAGTAATAATGATTGTAAATAATTTAAAACAAATGGAATCAATTGTTTCCATGAATAGCAAGTTGTCTTGGGATGGTTGGGATGTTCTTGAACTAACTCCATTAGATTCTGCTGCCTTTGAAAAAAACGGAGTATATAAAAATAATAAATGGAATATTCAAAAAAGGTATGTAGCAAACCGTAATGGCTGGACTATGCCAGATAAGTACAAACAGCATGAATAAACATTTATGGAAAGAAAGTGCTGCCTGTAAAGACTTTGATACAAATCTATTCTTTGATAAGTATGAAGAAACTCCAGATATTCGTCATGGTGTTGACAGTGTTTGCCTAAAGTGTCCAGTCGCAGCAACTTGTTTTGCTGTAGGAATATCACAGAAAGAATATGGAATTTGGGGCGGTATTTATTTAGACAAAGGTAAAATATCTAGAGAGTTTAATAGCCATAAAACAAAATCTAAATGGTCTGAAATATGGCAGAATCTGACAATGAAGTAAAATGTATACAGACGCAATGAAGCGAGCAGTTAGATCTATTACTCCTCCACAAGGATTTGGTGTAGATATTATTGATAATGAGCATTTCATTACAGTAAGAGCAGATGAAAAAAGTTTTATGAATTTATTTGACAGAGATAAGAGAGTTGCTGTAGAATATATGGTAAAGGTTAAAAAAGCCTTAGAAGAAAATGGGGCTATAGTCATGCTAGTTAGGACTGGTGTAAAATGATTATAAAAAAAATTATATGTAAATTTAAAAAACATATCTTTGTAGATGCTGGAGCATGTCCATTTACTGGCAATACATATGTTGGCTGTACTCGTTGCAATACCCTTAAGGTTGTTTAATGCAAACATTTCTTCCATCTAGTAATATTTCATATACCGCAAAATCCTTAGACAATAAAAGACTTAATAAACAAATCCTTGAGGGGTATCAAATACTCAAGGTGTTGTCAGGAGAGTCACCGTCTGGGGCATGGCGTAATCACCCTGCAGTGCTTATGTGGAAGGGCTATGAGGCTGGTCTGTGGTCTTATATACAGCACATGATAGAAGAGGCTAAGGTTCGTGGGATTAAGACAATAAACAATGAGAATAACCTTAATGATCTTAAAGCAAAATGTTCGGGTAGATGGGGAAAGACCCCACCAATGTTCTGGCTTAATGACAATAAAGTAATGCGTATTA